AGCACGCCGCGCTCGACCATATCGTCGATTGCCTTCGTCGATGTGCCGCCTTTCGCAAGTCCAGCCTGGCGGACAATTGCCGATTTACTGAATCCGGTATGGTCCGGGTTATCTTCCATCAGTTTTTCCAGCGCCGCATAAAGCACTTTCTCTTTTTCGTTGCGCGGTCCTGCGGCGTTCTCCTCCTTAACTGCGGCTTTGCCAGCGGCCTTCGCCTGTTCGATGGCGAACGGTGCCAGGGCGACCGGTACGAGGTAAAGAGTCTCGTCGCGTGGCGTGGATGCGATCGGCTTGACGTCCCAACCGGCAACGACGTCACCGAAGTCTGGCCCGGTGCTGGTGGACTGGTGTGCTTCGAACGCTTCGGACTTGCGGAGATCAACCTTAACCTTGCACTTGAGCAGGACGAAGCCGCGCGGCGCTTGCTTGATGCCGTTACGTGATTTTTCGTGATACAGGTTGAGTTGACCTGGCTGGTTGTCGTCCGGCTGTTCCAGGAAGAACGCAGAATCGACAGCACCATGAAGCGCGCCGGACCCGCGTGGCGTTCTGCTGCCGTTTGCACCTTTCGCCGGGTGGTGGATGACGCCCGCACTGCCACCTGTATTTTCCGCAATGGCCTTCAGCGCCTTGACCACTTCGCCCATATCGCTGGCGTTGTTCTCGTCGAACGGTTTAGCATCGGCGGACCGCAACGCTACAGTCTGGTTGAGTGAGTCGAACGCCACCAGGCCAACCGGTTCGCCGTTAGCGGTGCGGTTGATGAAGCTGATAACTTCACGCAGTCCTGATTTGCTGGTGATATCCCAGCCGCGTGATTGCAGATCGATAATGTGCAGCTTGTCCAGGTCGTGCTCGTATTTAATCTGCAATGCTTCCTTACGCTGGTTGGAGGCTTCACCACCTTCCGCGTCGAAATAGAAACAATGAGACTGGACGACCTTCGCACCGCCGAACGGAATACCCGCGGCAACCGCGCCCATTTGCCCCAGCACGTAGAACGATTTGCCGATGTTAGACTCGCCAGCCATATACCAGGTCGATTTGAAGTTAATCAGCCCTTCGATGATCGGGTCGTGCTTACTGAACAGTGCGACCGGTTCGTTATCCAGGTCAGCGTCGGTACATACGCCGTACTCGTCGCCGTCTCCGACCGCATCAACAATATGATCATATAGGGACTCGACTTCCTCGTCGTCCAGTCCGGGGAGGATGGCGGCGATTTGCTTGCGTGACATGTTGTGCGGTTCGACGTTCAGGTGGTCCGGGATCCCGATAAGACGCAGCGCCAGGTGCTGGTGTCTGTTCAGTTCCGAGCAACACTCGTTGCCGGTGTGCATACACTTGAAACGGATCTCGCCATCCTTAACCATGATAGCCGTCGACCCTTCACCACTGTGCAGGTGTTCGTTCGGGCACGGCACTTCATAACCACGACCGGACGACAGCGGTTCGAATCCTGCCTGGAAGCACCAATCCAGAATGCCGTCCGCCACGCCGTCATCGCCCTGGGTCAGTTCGCGGCGTACTTCCTCTTTTTCCACTCCCAGCTTATCAGCCAGGCGAAGCAGACGACGGACGCGGGCACGTTTGCCGTAGTGACACTTAACAACCGATTGCTGGTGAGGCAGGTACATAAGGCGGTTTGTGTCTTTTGTACAATCATCGAAGTCCACATCTGACAGGCCCAGTTGGTGTAATAGTGCATACTGGACGCGGCCCAGGTCTTCAGCCGGTACAGGCTTGTCAGTGAGCACCAGGAAACGGGCGCAACGCGTGCCGCCCTTCAGCGGGTGGCGGTCGCCGGTGGTGGTGTGAAATACGTGTTCCAGACCCGCGTCAATGAACGCCTTACGGCAGCGGCGCAGGGTGCGGGTGTCGGTGCGGTCAATATCAAAGAACAGGATCGAGCGGTCCACCGCACTGGTCTTACGACGCAATCCGTCACTGGTATACGCCACGATGCCATCGGCCTTACGCTTGCGGCGCGCATACTCGGCTTTATCTTCCGTCTTGTTGATATGCACCGAGGAGATTTCTTTCGCATCTTTGATAAATTCGAAAAACTCATCGGTCGTCATCTGGAAGTTTTCCGCCCTGGCTTTTTCGCCTTTTTTAGCGGGTTTTGTTACAGCGAATTTAATCAAGCTCATTGCCGTGGCCTTACTTAGAAGTTTTATTATTGCGTACCCAGGAGCGCACTGTGCTCTGATTAATTCCGGTCAACTCGGCAATCATCGCCCATGATTTACCCTCGGCGCGCAAACGGATAACCTGCTTTTTGTATTCTTCCATTTCTTCATTGTGTTTTTGCAGCTTGCTTGCTGCGGTACCGTTGAGTAGTTCCAGCCTGGCGCGCAATTCTTTTTCGGTAAGCCGTAGTCGTTCGATTTCGAATAACACCGCCCCCACGGCATCTGTATAAGCCCATGACCGGCTTGTCTCACTGCAAACAGTCTTCGTTAACATTTCGATTGCGTCGTTTACATTCATTGCTCTTCCCTCAGTTGGTTAATGACCAACGAAACTACACCCAAAACTGCATGGTGTCAAATCCTTTGGTTATTGAAACGGGCGCGCACGCGTGTAATAATAATTCCCGTCTCATTGTCTCTTATTGGTTAGCGCCGTCGCATTTTGCCTCGGCGCTTTTTTTTAAATTAGTTGTTGACACCCATCCTGCAACCAATCTATCATTCACTCCGTCGACAGGATGCAGGACGCAAACTGGAGAGGGGCAACGCAGGGGCCGGATCGAAGTGTCAGGATTCCCAACCGTGATTATATAACCAGGTCCACTACCCGAACGGGAGAACGCGTAACCTGGCGCTATGTTAAGGCCACCGACGAAGTTAACTGCCGACACCTAAATTAACCAATCGGAGATATACCATGTTTGAGCAAATCGTAAACCTGATCACTCGCGGCGTAGTAGCACTGGAAACCATCGCTAAACATTATGAAACCGTTGGCGCTGCCGTTGGTAAGCAGGAAGACAAGAAGCCGTCTAAGGCGAAAAAAGAAGTTGTCGAAGATGACGACGATGATGCCGAAGACGAAAAACCGGCTAAATCTAAAAAAGCACCGGCGAAAGGTAAGGCCAAAAAAGAAGTCGTAGCAGATGACGACGATGATGCCGAAGACGAAGACGAAAAACCGGCGAAAGCTAAAAAAGCACCGGCGAAAGGCAAAGGTAAGAAAGATGCCGATCCGCTGGCGGAGATGCGCGACGAAATCAAACAGTATGCCGCGATTATCGCTGGTGGAGATGACGACGATGCGAACGACGAATTCGACGACCTGCTGGAATCGTTCGAGATCAAATCAATCGCCAAGCTGGAAGATGACGACGTCGAAGACTTCCACAAAGAGCTAAAAGAAATTGTCGAAACCTATTTCGAACTGGAAGATTAATATATTCCGGCCCGCTAATCTGCGGGCCTCTTTTTAGAGGACGAGACAATGGCACGCTTCACGCTAATCGAGGCGGTGGACTCCCGCGACCAGAGCCCATATTATTGGCTTTTCGAACGCATCGGCTATTTTCAGTCACGCGTTGCCGTAATAGACAAACGCCGCAACACCCCCGCGCAAATTAAGCGCACCACCTTTATTAATCCCGACTTTTATATTTGGGCGGATTCCAATCTGGAATTTGTTCGCTTCGCAGTTGCATCCGAAGCAAAAACAATCGACCGCTGGGAGACAAAATAATGACTGTATTCTTTGTTTCATTTCGTTGCCGTATCACTGGCGACGAGCTACCAGAAATAATTAGGCATGAGAACTGGCTTTGCTGTTGGGGGAAAGCCTGCGACCTGGCTTTGACAATGAACGAAGACGCGAAGCGGGCCAATGTTAAACACGACTATTACATTGCTCAATTTTCAAGGGTGGAATAATGGCGATTAAACCAAAACGTAAAACGCAATCCGGTAGCAATACGGAACACTCATTACTCGGGCCATCCGGTGCTAAAAAATGGATGGGTTGCCCCGCCGCCCTGGTGGTAGAACAAGGTATCCCGAACGAATCCGGGCAAGCGGCAATTAACGGTACGAGTATGCACACCGTATCTGAAGTCGTGCTCAACCGCATTATCGCCGGTGAGAAGCTGATAACCGCGAAGACGTACAAAGGGTGCTACGTCGAGAACGAAGGCAAGGGACCGGTGAAGGCACACCCGAAAGCACCGAAAGGCGGCGTACTGGTAAACGACGACATTGTGAAACAGTGCGACGCGTACATCGACCACTGGCGACCGCTCCTCGAAGTGGCGGAGTTTGTTCAGCTTGAGATGCGCGCCGATCTTACCCGCGTCCTACACTCGGGCTTCGAGATCGACGGCAACCGGGTTAAGACGTTCGGCACTGCCGATATGGTCATGGTCATGAAGAAGACCGACGGCACGTACATGCTGATTGTTGGCGACCTGAAGACGGGACGGCATAAGGTCGAGGCGAAAGAAAACAAACAGCTTATGTTGTACGCGCTCGGCCTGCTGCGCAAGCTGAAAACTATGTACGACATTACAACCGTGCGCCTGGTTATCTTCCAGCCGTATTGCGGCGGGGCGTCGGAGTGGGATATTACAGTGGAAGCGCTGGAGATATTCGCGAAGTTTGCGTCCAAGCGTGCTATCGCCGCCCTGGAAGCGTACGCCCGCGGCAAAAAGGGACTCACCCGTGCCGACTTCCGACCGAGCGTTGATGCGTGTCAGTGGTGCCGATTTGCGGATCAGTGTAGTGCCCGCGCTAAGGCCGCAATCGACACGATGACCCCACCAACGGCAACAGACGAAGACCTGGGCGACGACGTGAGTATTGCGACAGAGGAAGAATGCGCCAATCACGACCGCAATATGGCCCGCGAAGCCCGCAAAGCGGCACGACGTGAGAAGCGTGGTAAGAAAGAAGCGGCCCCCGGCGCTATGACCGCCGCGGAACTTCGCAAGGCATATGAAGGTCTTGACGCAATGCGCCAGCACATCAAGGCTATCGAGTCCGCGGTGTTCAAGGCCGTAATGGCGGGTGATGGCGAATCGCTGGGCCTCAAGATGGTTGCCGGTAAGGAAGGAATCCGCAAGTGGGCGGACGAGAGCGAAGTGATTGAAATCTTCACGAAGGCCCGGATCAAACGCGATGTGATGTACAAAGAAACATTGCTCAGTCCTACGGATGCCGAGAAGGTACTGAAGGACGAGAAGCCGAAAGTGTGGGCGAAGTTGTGTGATAAAATCACGCGCGCACCGGCTAAACCTGTATTAGCGCCCATTGACGACCCGCGCCCTGCGTGGTCTGAAGCTACCGACGAGGACTTAAGCAATGAATAAAGTATTCGCAATCTTATTGATGTTTTTGCTAGGCGCGCTGGTCTTTGGCCTGTATTGCGTGCAAGGCGTGTTAGCGGTGGCATGGATTATTCGCCACCCTAGCCAATGGGAGGACGACGGCTACAACAAAGGTGTTCCGGACTGGATGGCGAATAATGGCGACCGCCCGCCGTTAAGCTGGATCAATAACGCCGCCAACTACGTGAACAGAAATCTTTTTAATAAAAACGCTTGACCGCTCAGGCGCAACCAAGTAGATTAGCAACCAAGCCGGACGGGGTGGCTCACAATAACCCCGATACATGTGAAAATGAGGAATTGGAAAATGGCTAAAGTCAACCTGAAAAATGTGCGCGTATGTTTCCTGAAAATTTGGGAACGTGATACCCCTAAACAGGATGGACAAAAACCGGCATACCGCGCCGTGATTCTTCTTGATAAAGAAGATCCGCAGGTGGACAAAGTGGAAGCGGCAGCGCGCGCAGTGCTCACCGACAAGCTGAAATCCGAGAAGAATGCCGATAAGTGGATGGACCGCCACTACGCCCAGGATTCTAAGGAATGTGCAGTTCGCGACGGCGACGAGCGCGATGAAGTAACCGAAGAGTTCGAAGGCATGTTGTACATCAACGCCAAATCGTTCAAACAGCCTAACATCCAAACGTCACTGGGCGAGAAGCAGACCGAGCAAGGTCTGACCGTAGAAGGCGACGAGATCGAAGGCCAGGAAATCTATTCCGGTTGCTATTGCAACGTGTCCCTCGATATCTGGGCGTGGAACAACACCAACGGCAAGGGACTCGGCGCTGGCTTGCTGGGTTTACGCTTCCGGGATGACGGTGAAGCCTTCGGCGGTGGCGGGTCTTCTTGCTCCGATGAAGACTTGGGCGACGATGACGAAGATGAAGCACCGCGCAAGTCCAAAAAGTCAAAACGTCGCGATGACGATGATGAAGACGACAAGCCGCGCAAGTCCAAAAAGTCCAAGCGCCGCGATGACGACGACGATGAGGAAGATGAAAAACCTCGTAAACGTCGTAAGCCACGCGATGACGAAGATGAGGACGACGACGAAGACGAAGCGCCACGCAAACGTCGCCGCCGTTAAGGGCAAGGCCCACTATTCAAGCCCGCTTAATGCGGGCTTTTTAATAGGACAATGAAAAATGCGCATTAAAGCCAGCGAAGTAAAAGTCGGAATGCAGGTATGGTCCAAATTGCTGGGCGAGTATTTCACCGTTGCCGAGATTCGCAACAATGGCGAAGAGATTGCCCTGTCTGACGGCATCTTCTCCATGATCGGCAGCGCTGACGCCGTAGTGAGGATTAAGCAATGAAAGACTTCGAACGCCTTTTTCTCGATACCGAGACATTTAGCGGGGTGGACCTGAAGAAAGTGGGCGCATACGCCTACGCAGAACACCCAACAACCGAGATTATGATTTGCACGTACGCCATAGACGAGGGCCGCGTGCAGACATGGGATTGCACCGAGTCCCCAACAATGCCGCGTGAACTGCGCAAGGCGCTCCGCCAGGTATCCCGCAAGAAAGCAAAAATAGTGATGGCTAACGGCCTCCTGTTTGACCGCCTGGTTATTCGCGAGAAGTGGGGCATTGACCTGCCGGTAGGCCAGATCGAGGATACCATGATTATGGCCTTTCGCCACGCGCTGCCGGGTAGCCTCGATATGCAGTGCCAGGTGTTGGGCGTCGACGCAGAGCACGCGAAGGATAAGGCGGGCAAGGCGCTGATCAAACGATTCTGTAAGCCAACCCCCAAGACCTACAAAATCCGCCGCTACACGCGCGAGACGCACCCCGAGGAGTGGGCTAAATTCCTGCGCTATGCCGCACTGGATATTATAGCGATGAGGGAAGTCTATTGGCGCATACCGGACTGGGGTAACACGCCGAAGGAAGATGAAATCCTGCTTATTGACCAGTTGATCAACGACCGCGGCTTCTATGTGGACGTTGACCTGGCGAACGCCGCGATCAAAGCGGTGCAGGCGCATAAGGAAGAATTGAAGGAAGAAGCATGGGAGCGCTTCGGCGGTAAGCTGACAGGCAATGACTTCCTGCCAGCGCTGCGCGACCTGGCGCCTGCGTTCACAATCCACAACGCGCAGAAATCCACGCTTAACGACCTGCTGGAAGACCCGGACTTCCCCGACGAGGGCAAAGTGCTTATCGAGATGCGCCTCGGTGCGTCATCAACGGCATCGACTAAGTACAATCCGCTCGTTAATGGCTTATCCGCAGATGGTCGCCGTCGTGGGTGTCTCCAGTATGGCGGGGCGAAACGCACGCTACGCTGGGCGGGCAAAGGCTTCCAGCCGCAAAACCTGGCGCGTGGCGAGTACAGCGACGACCACGAAGGGAAGATTAAACGCCGCGAGGGTGAAAGCGACGTCTCGTTTTGGGTCCGGTCGCACATGCTCACCAACGGCATCAACTCCCTGTTACGCGGGACCGCACACTGGGCGTATGACATATCGAAGCTAACCGCCTCGACCGTTCGCGGGTGCATCATTCCGGCGAAGGGCAAGAAGTTTGTCGTCGCGGACTACTCCAACGTGGAAGGGCGTGGCCTTGCCTGGATCGCGGGCGAGAAAACCGCGTTAATGGTGTTTAAGGCCGGACGCGATATCTATTGCGAGACTGCCGGTAAGATGTTCGGCCTTGACCCGGACTACATTAAATCTAACCGCAAGGACTTACGTCAGATCGGTAAGGCGTGCGAATTGGGGTTGGGCTATGGCGGCGGCGTTGCGGCGTTCTTGCAGTTCGCTAAAAACCTGGGCCTCGACCTTTACACTATGGCTGACGTCATGAAAGGCACGTTCCCGGATCACATTTTGGCGGCGGCGAAACGAGGCTATGAGTACGCCCGCATTAACGAAGCGAAGCGCCCGCCGAAGCCTGGTAAGAAAGACGAGCGCCCAACTTACATACTGCCGAAAAACGTATGGCTGACGTGCGACGCGATCAAACGTATGTGGCGTGAGGCTCACCCGAAGACGGTAGCCTTTTGGGCCGAGCTTGAGGACGCGGTGTTGTGTGCAATCCGCAATCCGGGCAAAGCATACTGGGCTGGCGCTAACGTTCGCCCGGACGGTAGGAAAGCGCTCAAGATTGTTCGCACGAAGGCGAAGCACGACCCAACCTTTGACGAGGAGCGCGACGACCCGGACGCCGCGGGGTGGTGGTTGAAAATTGAGTTGCCGTCGGGGCGCATCATGAGCTACCCCGGCATCGCGTTGTCTGTCACGACCGAGATTGACGAAGACACCGGCAAGAAGCGCACCAGCACACGCATTAAATATCAGGGCGAGAATCAGACGACGCGCCAGTGGGGCTTCCAGTATACCTACGGCGGCAAACTGACGGAGAACATCGTACAGGCGTTATGCCGTGATATTCTCGCCTGGTCAATGCCAGGCGTTGAAGCCGCGGGCTATGAAATCGTTCTATCGGTGCATGATGAATTGATCACCGAAGTGCCGGACACCGACGACTACACGACCGATGAGCTTTGCGCGCTGATGTGCGACCTGCCTATTTGGGCGAAAGGCTTCCCTCTTGCCGCAGAAGGCGATTGCATGTATCGCTACCGCAAGTAGCGGAAATGTTGCTTTTAGCGGAAACGTCGGGCATTATTGTCTGGCGTTTTCTTTTTCGGGGGTGTATATGAAACATTGTGGGCGTTGTAATACGGATAAAGACGAGTCCGCTTTTAACAAGGGCCAGTCGTGGTGCGCCAAATGCATGGCGGCATATAAGAAAGAGAGACGGGATAGGGAAAGAGGAGCGCCGCCGCGCGAAGTATGGCGAGAGTATACTGGGGAAATCGTAACATGCCGTACGTGCGGGGCGCGCAAGCGGCTCACGCCGGAAAACTTCCGGGCAAGCCAGTCTCATATTCGTAAAGAATGCCGGTCGTGCGCTAATAAGTCCCGCCGTGAGTACAACCACCGGACACCAGAGATCCGCGCTTACTATAAGCTCTTTCAGTACCGTAAGGCGGACGAAAGGAAGGGGTTAAACACCGACCTCACCACCAAGGACGTGCTACGCCTTACTTCTCAGCCATGCGCGTACTGCGGATTTACCGGCGACAATGGCGCGGACCGACTCGACAACGCGGTAGGCCATACTAAAGATAACTGCGTGCCGTGCTGCGTAGAGTGCAACATAGCCCGCGGGGACCGGTTTACCCCGGACGAAATGAAGAAGTTTATCGGGCCAGCCATAGCTGCCGTAAGGAAAAGCCGACAATGACACCGGAAGGCAAGATTCAAAGTCACCTGATGAAACGGGTGAAAGAGGTCGGCGGATTCTGCCGCAAACTGGCATGGGAGGGGCGCGCAGGTGCGCCCGACCTGATTATTATCATCAACGGCAAAATAGTGTTCGTCGAAGTGAAGCGCCCCGGAGGAAAACCGAAGCCGCACCAGGTACGTGAACATGAGCGAATGGCCCGCCGCGGTGCTGACGTTCGCGTTATCGACAACATATCCGACTGCGATTTATTGGTTGCTGAATTGGTCGCATAGCGGTATAGTGTGCCGGTTAGCCATATCGAGGATTTTAGCGATGATTGAAGAAAAACGTTGTAGTAATTGCGGCTGTGTCAAGCCGCTATCCCAGTTCCACAAATACACCGGTAAGACTGCGCGCAGTCCAGACGGGCATCGGGCAGAGTGCAAATCGTGCCGCAATAAGAAAGAGCGCGAACGGCAGCGCCGCTACCGTGCAGAACAAAAATAATTAATACGGCGGGCTTGTCCCGCCATTTTTGGGAGACATGACGATGAAAGAACATTACCGACTCACCAAGCTGGGCGAATGCAAACCAGGCGATCGCGTATGGTTTATCGCTGGCATGAATGATCCGCTGCCGTTGACGGTGTGCTGGCAAAAGTTTAAGAGCTTCCGGGCTACTGGTGTCCACATCGGACACGCCACCAACTACGACGCCACAAAAAGGAACTGGAACAGTGAAACCGAAGTCTGGAAAAAGGCGGAATAAAGATATGGCACGATTCCGACGCCGCGAATATCAGAAGTTGATAACCGCGTTCATCCTCAAGCATAAGCGATGTAATATCTGGGCGACAATGGGATCGGGTAAAACCGGCGCGACAATGTGGGCGCTGAATAAAATGTTCCAGACTGGCGTCCTGTCCCATCATGAGGACCGCGTACTGGTGCTGGCCCCGCTGCGTGTTGCGTCAGGTACATGGCCCCCGGAGCAGGAGAAATGGCGGTTCTCATCCCTGCTGGTCGTAGACGGCACTGGGTCGGAGAAGGAACGTATTGCGGCGCTTGAGAGCGATGCTAACGTGGTTTGTGTTAACTATGATGTGGTTGAGTGGCTGGTTGACTATTACGGCGATGCGTGGCCCTTTACGGTCGTTGTTGCCGATGAATCCACTAAGCTGAAAGGCTACCGAAGTAAGCAGGGAAGTAAGCGCGCCCGCGCACTGGCGGCGATTGCACATAAACACGTCAAGCGCTGGATTAACCTTACCGGCACACCAGCGCCAAACGGCTTGAAAGACTTATGGGGTCAGACGTGGTTTGTCGACGGTGGCGAACGACTCGGCAGTAGCTATAAGGCATTTACGGATCGCTGGTTTATTAGCAAGCCTGTTAAGCCTGGCAGCTTCACGATGCAGCACGCTCCGCTAAAGAACTCCGAGAAAGAAATACAACAACGCCTGTCTGACGTATCACTAACCGTTGACGCGGCTGAATACTTCGGGTGCGACAAGCCAATCTATACGCCGGTTGTCGTGGACCTGCCGAAGAAAGCCCGCAAGATTTACGACCAGTTTGAAAGCGAGCTATTTGCCGAACTGGAAAGCGGAACAGTGGAAGCGGCTAACGCTGCGTCGAAGACCATCAAGTGCCTTCAGCTTGCATCTGGGGCCGTGTACAAGGTGGACGAAGACGGCGAACGGACCGACGAGTGGGTGAAGATTCACGACGCGAAGCTGGACGCGCTTGAAAGTATCGTGGAGGAATTGAACGGGGCGCCGTTGCTCGTTGCGTATCAGTATAAGCATGACCTTGCACGTCTTAAGAAGAAATTTCCGCACGGCGTTGCTTTGGGTAAAGGAAAGCAGGGCAATAAGGATATGGAAGCATGGAACAGGGGCGAGATCCCCATCATGTTTGCACACCCGGCATCGGCGGGCCACGGCCTCAACCTGCAGGATGGCGGACATCACCTGGCAATCTTCTCCGATACCTGGAACTTTGAGCACTTTTCGCAGATCGTTGAACGTATCGGGCCGGTTCGCCAGATGCAGGCCGGACACCCTAGACCGGTATTCGTCTACATTATCCAGGCGCGCGGGACACTGGACGAATTGGTCGCCGAGCGTCGCGACAGTAAGCGAGATATTCAGGACGATTTGATGGAATACATGAAAGCGAAGAAGGCGCGCAAATGATAATCTGGTCATTGTTCGACGGCAGCGGCTTGATGATTGAGCGTGCTGCCGAGATGGGGCATAAGTGCTACTGTTTTAACTACTCCGAAGCCGATCACGGGTCTTACCTTGACTACCGGATTTATGGTCGCGGGATCCGCTATCGCAATGAGTTTATCGATATGGACTTTGTGGACCGCGCGATGAATGGCGATTTCGGTACGCCAGATATCATCTATGCGTTCCCTCCGTGTACGGATCTGGCAGTGAGCGGTGCACCAGCTTTCCCGCGCAAGCGTGCGAAAGACCCGGCCTTTCAGCTTAAGGCGGTGCGCACCGCGAAGATCGCAGCTTACCTGGGTGATTTCTTTGAAGTGCCATATATGATTGAGAATCCGCGCAGTGTTCTTTCCACCCAGTGGCGCAAGCCGGATCACTCGTTCGACCCGTGGGAGTATGGGGGCTATCTGCCGGAGGATGACGTACACCCGCTCTTCCCGGAATACATCAACGCCCGCGATTCATATCCGAAGCTGACCTGCTTATGGACCGGCAACGGCTTCCGTATGCCAGAGAAGAAACCTGTTTTCGTTGAAAAAGGGTACTCGAAGCAGTATAGTCGCCTCGGAGGCAAATCAGCCCGCACAAAATTAATCCGGTCGCTCACTCCGCGCGGCTTCGCGATAGCGGTTAACGAGGAAAATTTAAGATGAATACGACATTCGAAGCCATCGACTTTTCGGTCGCAATGACTAACCAGCTATTCACCTACGACAGCAAAACCGGCGTCATCCGTCTGAAGTCCACCGGCTGCAAGATTGGCAACATCAATACTGCCGATGGCGGAACACGTATCGAATGCAACGGAAAGACGCTGTCTGGCGCACGCGTGGCGTGGATTATTGAGACGGGCAATACAATCCCTCCCGGCTTCGCCGTTGTGTGTCGCCAGCGCACACCGGGCCACTACGGCAACCGAATCAGCAATCTGTATTTGGTAGACGTTGCACGCGACCCTAACTTTTATGCGTAAATTGGTTGCATAATCATATTGGTTGCATTATATTGAGGGTGTCCGGTTTGGACGCCCTTTTTAATACCCGGAGACAACACGATGAAAATTTTACAAGAAGAGAAAAATTACTGGGCCGCGCAATGCCTCGAAGCCCGCGAGCAAGCCGATCGGGCGAACGCGGTGGCGGACACCAACCAGGCGCTATATGAAGGCGAGAAGAAAGTGCGCCAGGAGCTAGAGGAGCGCTTCGAACTGCTTTTCGAATTGATGGGGATTATGCAGCGCACTGGATACACAACCAGCGTTGCGCTAAATCGCATCACTGCCGATGGTTTGCGTGAGCATTGCAAACGTGCCGAGGAGTACGTGCGCCCAAAAGGTCGCCAGTCTAAGATCGACCGTAAAGATCTGGTGCTTGTGGCGTGGCGCAATCCCACAAATGGCTATTTTCATGGTCGCCCTATGAGCGCCGAGGAGTCAAAGCGAGTGCAGCGAATCCTGAAGAAAGGCAACAATATCGCCCTGTACGCGATAGCCCCCGACCATGACGAAGAATGAGCAAAAGGATAGCTGGCGCACGCCGCCAGCTTTATTTAAACCGCTGCGCCGTAAGTTCCGATTCCGTTACGATATGGCGGCGAGCGACGCCAATCATCTGCTACCGCGTTACTTCACGGCGGAGCGCAGCGCGCTTGATGTGGACTGGGCAGAGTTGAAAGGGTGGAAGTGGTGCAATCCGCCGTATTCCGACCCGCTGCCGTGGGTGGAGTGCGCAGCGCACGGACGCCGGACTGTCATGCTGCTGAATCAGGACACGTCGACGAAGTGGGCGAGGCTGGCCCGGAAGACTGCAAACCTGATAATTCTTCTGGACTGGCGGATTAGATTCATTCACGCCGTCACCGGTGAAGTTGGGCCGAGCAATAACAAGTGCCAGCAATTGATAATATTTGACGAAGCGCCGCCCATCGGCAGCGCACAAATTGAAATAATGAGCGAGAGTGAGTTACATGAATATCTTAATCGTTGACCGCGACCCAGCGGTAGTAGACCAAATGCAAAAAGACTACGGTATTGACCCGCGACGCAATCGTGTGGTGCGCGCGTCTCGCCCCGAATACATCCAGGGCCTTGACCTCACCGGTTGGCTTGACATGACTCGGCGTTGCCATTTCGTGTGCAACTCCTTTACTGCGCGAAGCGCCCGTTACACCCTTATTGAGAGTTTAAAATGAAATTACTGATTTGCGATTTGGATGGCGTTATTAACGGTTCAAGCGATGCGCGTGCCGACCTGGTTCCGGGTATAAAAACGAAATCAACCTTCTGGGCAAAGTGGCACAAAGCGCACGTACGCGAAGACCTGAACATGGATATGCTGCCGCTGTTGCGCATGTACAAAGAGCAAGGCTTCGAGATCGCGTATCTGACCAACCGGCAGCGAGAATGCTGGGACACGACCGCCGAACAACTGGAGGTCTTCCCGGTGGGCCGGTTGTTTATGCGCCATATGCAGGACGACACCCCGCCGCCAGAGTTTAAGGCGTGCGCCGTGTTCAAAATGGTTTGCTATGCGGACGTATCGGAACTGGTCATCATTGAAGACTGTCCGAAGAACATCGCGGCAATTCGTCGGGCGTGTAGCGATCTGGTCCCGAAAATTTACGCAATAAATGTTGCAAAATTTACTTGCAACCAATAGGTTGGTTGCACTATAGTTAACGCGTCGGGGCAATACAGCCCCTCACTTAAAAGGGTAATACTGTGAAAGCATACGAATACTGCAAAAACGCCGCCACCACTATGGAACAGCGCGGGAAAGAAAACGGCTATGACGGCGAGAAAGAAGAACGCAGTGCTAAGCAGATCGCTGCCGTGTTTAACGCGCTTACCGGTCGCGACCTTACCGAACAAGAAGCCTGGGTCTTTATGATCTGCCTGAAGCTGGTGCGCCAGCAACGCAAGCACCAGGAAGATAATATCGTCGACCTGGTCGCGTATGCCGCCCTACTGGGCGAGTCGTATATGACCGTGCACGACGAGATTCAGGTAGATACAACGGCAGAACAGTTTGAAAGCCTCAAAGGCTGGCCTATCAAGATCAAAGCCACTAATTTCAATGCCGCCAATTTCGGCGTCGTAGCCCAGGACGTCCAGCCTATGGTCGTGCTCTCCGGCAAAGATGGGTCGAAAATCCTCATGACGCCGGAAGACTTCCGCAACATGGAAAAAACACTGGTGACTGGCGCACTGAAATAATTTAATCGCGGGCTTCGGCCCGCATCATCGAGGATCACACGATGTACGGCGAATATGAAATATCTGGTAAACAATTCCACCTGGCGGCAATGATAGCAAGCATCGAGTTTGATCAATGGCGCTTAAAGTCTGACGCGTGCAAGCAAAGCCGACTGGTCGGTGTGCTGGGCGAAATGTTTGCAGGCATGTACCTTGAAGGGCAAGCAGGCGGGCGCAGTTGTATACCGCAGGGTCTGCTTATGCGTACGGGCCTGTTTAGCGCCAATACCATTGACCGCGGCGATATCATCATGGTCGGCAAGCGCAAGGTTAAGTCCGGTCCAGACTTCCGCGAGCATGTGATCGATGCCGTATGGACCTACGAGGTTAAGGCCACCAGCGGCATCCGTCGCGGACTGGTTGAGGCACGTTGCGCTCGCGAATATCTATCACGTCGCGTTGCCGGGGTTATCCTGGTTGGTGTGTCGTTAGGGCCGCAAAGCGCGCACGGCGTGATTGAGGATATCGCGGAGCCGTACGTGATTGTGAACGACTGGCCCTTAGTGGAAGTGGAGGGAAAGGAATATTTCGAAAGCCCGCTGGTGCGGCGCAAAATGGACTGGGAAAACTCAAACTAAAAAAAAAGGGCCGTACGGCCCTTTCTTCTCATTTCTCCGCTAACTTACTTTCTAATGCCTCTACCTTCGCCGCTAAATGCTGAACAGTCGCGATGAGGTCAAGTAGTAGGACGTTTTCATCTAATGCCAGAAACTCTTTACCGGTTGCGTTGGTGTACTTGCGGACATACTGCGGGTCGATCTCTTCCAACTGCTGCGCGATAAAACCACGTCTAACAGTCTCTTTTTTGTCGTAGTTATAAACAAAGGAAGAGTATTCCATTGCCATAACGTTATCGAACGCAACTTGAGTGTCGATCCTGGCGATATCATGCTTCAGCGCCCTGTCGGATACCGGGGATTTTGCGAAAATATATCCAACAGACCCAACGTTGTTGCCGAAGGTAATATCGTATGACTCGGCGTTAAAGGTAGTATTCCGAACGATATCGGCGTTAGGCTGTGTTCCAGTCGCCAGATCATAGTCAAAGACCTGCGAAATCATAGCGTGAGGGTGTGATGACCCCGCAACGGGGTGAATCAACGCCCCGAACGAAATGAAGTTACGCCACCCACCACCCGCCGTGCCAGCGCCGCCACCGACAAAACCTACGTGGCCCGAGTATTGGCTGTCCATCCAGGTATTAGCAAGGGTCACGTAGGTATTAACAGGCGACGCAGAAATGGACGACGGCCACAATGCTTTATAAAAAATAAGCCTACCATCATATTTAAAGTCCCACGCCGGCGAGTTAGCCGGGTCGAGGACGTTAACGGTCGCCAAACGGGTCCAGGCGTCTACGTTATTACGCCCCTGAAGCTGAATCGACGTTCTGTATTTTTCGGCCCCAGCAACTACCACAGATGAGTCGAATCTACCGCCGTATACTTCTGCGCCATTCGCCGGATCTGAAGCGTAATTATTGCGTAAACCCCAAAGCCCCACGTCATCAAGACCGCGCCACACCCACCCTTTAGTCGCAGAGTCAAGAGGGTCGACTGGGTCCGCGCCTACGCGAAGCGGTCCGGGCGGCATAAGGTTTGCCCACGACGCGCCTTTGTCCGCAAGCCCCGCGAGGTTGCCGGATTTGGTTAGTAGGTTGTCAGGGTTTACGCTTTGCGCCCACGCCTTGGCCTGATCGCGAAATCCCTGCGCGGCAGCGCTGGCGGCCTGCGCGTCAGTCTTCGCCGTATTGGCTTCGTCGCGAATAACGCCGGTATCCGTCTTGATCTGATTCGTCTGGTCCTTGATGGCCTGCGTATCAGTCTTAATCTGGTCAGTCTGCGTCTTGATGGTATTAGTGGCGTCGTGGATCGCCTGTGTATCAGCCTTAATCTGATTGGTGGCGTCGCGGATGCCCGCCGTCTCGGTCTTGAAGCCTTCGGCCTCGTTCCGGTATCCCTGCGCGGCTGCTTCAGATGCAGCGGCTTGCTGTTGCAGGTTGCGCATCTCGACGGGGTCTACTTCCTTCATCAAGGATGACAGGTAGCCCCATGACATACCCTGCATAACTTGCCCGTTGGGCAGCGTAACGGTGATTTCTTCAGCGTCGCCGAAGATTGCACGCCAGTTGTTTTCATCCGCGATCATCAAGCGTAATGCTTTCTGTGCCTGGACCGTTACGCCCATAGTTGCCAGGGACATGGTATCGCGCGCTACGCTATCCCACGCAAGCCCGGTTGCCGTTGGGCCGTCGAACGGCAGCACCAGGGTAAGCGCAGTGTCGCTTTCGATGGATGAAATTGCGATAGTGTAAGGGACTTGCCCCACTACCAGCGACAGAAAGTCGCCAGCCTTCAGCGCGGTAAACGTTGTGCCGACCCCCACAACCGCCTTGCTGTTATTCGTTACGGATAGAGTACCCGCTGCCATAGCTAAATCCTCGTAAATTGGTTGCATTCTTGATCGAGCGGTGTAATACTAAAACTCAACCAAATATAGGAGATGATACCATGAAAACTTTAATTATGATTTGTGCTGTTCTTTTGTCCGGTTGCTCCGCTATGCCGACTAAAGTCTGCGACGCGACATACCAGAATAGTGGCATGGATTACTCAGTCCCCGTGTTTGGGGTCGCAGATTTTAGCGGTCACAAAATGTTACGGGCGGGATACCCGTTCAACTTCCAATACGTGTCAGTTGACCACTTCAAAAGCACAACCTGCAAATAAGCCCCTTTCGGGGCTTTCTTCAATCATAATTGGCAGTGTTAATCGCCATAATCGCGTTGCCGTTGTTAGTATACCCCACCACATCCCCCGTGGCGTTCCCCGACGACGCTGCCGATATACGCGTTCGCGACCCATCAAATCTGGCCCCCGTGTACGCTGTTACCGATATTACCTGCGGCTGGCCCTGCACAAAAAACCGGATCAGCGTAGACCCCAATATGCCCGGAGCGACGGCGTAGCTGCCGTTTAGCGTCTGGTCAATGTTAATCCCCCCGTTAGCGCCTGGCGATCCGACGGTAACTAAATCGCTTAGTACCCGGCTCTCGTTCGTCAGCACTAGCCTCCCCGTCTTATCCCAAATAGCGAAGCCCCACCGCGGAAGGGTCTGTGGGAATATGGCAAAGATGTATGCCGTCATCGTGAATCCTTGCCCAAATGGATTGCTGGCGCTCACCTTCACCACATTACCAACGCGAGAAGACCCTACGACGGTCGGCTGGGCGGTGTGCGTAGTTTTCACAAACGCTATTGCGGGGTAGTCACCGCCCAAATTAATATCGGCAGCCGCCGCCTGCGCAGTACCGTTAGCCGAAGACCCAACAACCACACGGCGGAATAGACAAAACGGCGTCGATTCTGGTGTGATAAACGGGTTGCCGTTTGGTAAGTCAATCAGCGCTCCGTAATTAGCCATTATGCTCGCTCCACAAAAACAATAACGTCACATTCAGATGCGGAGTAAACCCCGCCACCTACCGCACTTGCCGCGGAAACCGTGATAGTGTTCCCGCTGGCGGTTATTCTGCGTCCTGGCCCGACCGCGCCTTTATCCAGTGCGACCACGTATCCGACCTTCATCCCCGCCGGTACAGGGAATGACCATGCGCCTGATTTTTGTCCTTCCGCAAGATGAATCCTTCCGATCACGCTTACCGGTTTAATGCCGTAGTTGTTTGGGCGTCCTTGCGCGTCCCACGTTGCGATACCGAATGCCATAAATAACCTCGTTAAAAAGGGGCCGAAGCCCCTATACTACCAGCGACCAGTAAGCTCGCCAATTTGCACGCGTAAAACACCGTTCTCGTCTTTAACGCTGTAGTTGGTGTTGGTCTGCTTTGTACCACCACCGCTTCCGGTCCCCAGGTTGATAAACGTTCCATCCTTACCTAAGCGCCAGCCTCGCGTGCTGCCGTCGTAGTTATTAGATTGCAGCGTGTCCGTGATCTGCGCGAAGTTGATAGTCGCGTCCTTGATGCGTGCCGTGTCGATGTACACCGCCCCACCGTCTACGATAAACGCGGACGAAAGCGACCCGTTAGATGGGTGCATGATGTAGAACTGGTCCGCCTTGAACGCGATGCGTGATTTAACCGCGCCACCTTCCGCCACGACCGAAAGCTGCATACCGGCATCGTAGTAAGTACCGTTATACGTCACGCCAGCCTTAAGGCTGTATGTGGCACTACCGCCAGCATGGTTAAACGAAGACGTCATCTTCTGCTCGATAGCTGCGGACTGCTGACCGAACTGCGCCGCGACCTGGGTCTTATACTCCGCCAGTGCGCCCGCTACGTCTGCCGTTGCCGTTTGTACCTGCTGGATGGCTGCTTCCTGTTCCGAAAACTTAGCGGCAACAGTTTGCTGGTACTGGGCGAACGCTTGTTCATGCGTGCTTTGCGCAGTCTGCAACGTGTGGATCGCCGCTTCCGCATCGTCAAGGCGCGTGCCGATCAACGTCTCAAGTTGCGCGACCGCCTTGTGGGCATCCGCTGCCACGTTATACGCCACCGTGATTTCCGCATAAATCCCTTTATATTCGGCGCGGGCATTGAATAGCTGCTGGGCGTCCGTGAGCATTGATTCATAAATGCCTTGCGGAATGGTGTCTATTGCTTCCTGGAAGCGTTTACCATCCTCGGAAGTCAAGAACTCGTCATCAAGCCCCTTCATGTACTCGTCAACTTTGTCACTCACCTGGCCTTCAAACGGGGCGGACCAGTCCGACAGGTTGCCGATTTTATCAGCTACACGGGCGCGCAACTGCTGGTAAATGCCGAACTCCAGCGACGTTTGCGCATACTCCGCCCCAGGGTATGGGACGTTGGTTAGGAACTTCCATTCCGTTTCGCCCGTCTTGCGGACCTCAAGCTCGGTGTAAGAGATATCCGTCGCGGCGTTGTTGTGGTTCCACTTCCACAAAATTTGGTGGAGGCCAGAAATCGCGTTGGTGATGATAGGCGCGTTAAGCCCGCCGAGGCGACCTTCCACCGGCGTGATCGCGGAAGACACCCACGGGGACGAGATTTCGCCCATACCAATTGCGCGGACGCGTGCCTGGTAGTTACCGGAGAACACGTTAGGGATGTGCGCCCCATTCGACGCCGTGCGCGGGATATTCACCCAGTCGTTACCCCACTGGATTTCCATATTCTGCAAGCTGGTGCGTCGCCACTGGATTTCATACACCACGGCATCTTTCACCGGCGGGAAAACAATATCCACGTTGGTGATTAGCTGGCCTTGCGATGAGATCTGCGACGGGGTGATGGTAACGGATTCCGGCCCCTTCATTACACCGTCTGGCACTTGCGTGAAGATACCAGGATCAAGGCGAGCGCCATTATCAACGGCATCATACTTGCTATCGTTGTATTCAATCCCGCGCACCGAGAAAGTGCTGGTAGAGTCGTCATATTCCAGGTCGGTGATGCGGAATTTCTGCAACTGGATATCATCGCCATCAACGCAAAACGGTTGGTCTGGAATCGGGTCGGCATCCAGTGCGGTTTTTAGAGTGACCTTGTTGCCGCTGACGTTGGCGATCTCGCGAGTCTCCACATTACCGCTATCGGTGCGTACCAGGAACTTATCGCCAGGGCGGAACGTGATTTCGCAGTCCGTGTTCAGCACGGTACGCGTGCCTGGATCTGACAACAGGCGACCGCCTCGGGTCTCGAAGCCGCCAGAAATGTTTGTATCCGCGATCGCGACTACGCTACCTGGAATAAAGAATAACCCTTCCATGCCAACTTTAAAGCTAACTTGCTGGTCAAGCTGGTTGGATATTAGCGCCCAGTGCCCGCGGCGTTGCGCTTCAGATTCACGCGTACAGCCGATCGCCGTGATATCAAGACGGTTGATCTTATGGCGGCGCACCAGTTCGACGCGCTGGCCCGTTGCGATAACGTCATCATAGTGGTTTTTCGGGTTGCCGTATGCTACCGCGAAAGTGGAGTACCGCGTTTTCTGACTACCGGATGCGTAGTCGAATCGCCCATCAATTACCGATGCGTTGGTGATAGTGTGAGATACCGCGGCTACCGGTTGGTCGCTGACGATATTCAACATCTGGTTGCCCCACCAGGTCATTCCGGCAAAGATGGCGGCTAAATCCTTAAGCACGGTCCAGGCGTCTGTCTGCGACTGGATGTACATATCATTCTTAAATCGGATTTCCCGCCCGCCGTTGCCGTCGCTTACCAGTTGATCGCAGCGCTGCGCAATCTGGTAAAGCGCATATCGGTTTAACATCTGCGGCTTGATCCTACGACCGAGGCCGAAGCGCTCAGTAATACAAATATCGTACCAGTGCCACGCGGGATTATCTGTCCATGCGCGTTTGAACGTTCCATCCCAGTCCCCGGAATAGGTATGATTAATCGGGTCGTAGTTGTTCGGTATTAGAACTTTGCGGCCTTTGCACTTGATGGACACGCGCGGGATGTTCTGGAACGCTTTGGCGTCGAACTCCACAAACAACAGCGCGGTTAGCGGGTAACGCAGGCGGGCGTCGATAATCTCAGTGATGGATTGCACCCGGATATCATTAACCACTTTCGCCGATGTGGAGTCTGCCGTTATGCGGTGCACCTCCACTCGCCAGCCGGTATTCACGTTCGGCGGTAATTCGATGCGGTGGTCGCGCTCATATAGCGACATTGTTTTACCAACGGCGGCGAATCTGAACTCACGCGGGTCGGCGTTATCCGTATACACAACGATCTTATAGTCGATGCGCCCGCCCACCAGGTCGCCATTATCTTCGTTGGTGTACAGGGCCGGAATACCGACACGAATGCGCACAGCGTCAAGACTGGTGTCGTTAATCTGGCGCACCCACGGCGTGCCGTTTTCCAGTTTTACACCGACGGATTGCTCGCTTTCTACCGCTGAAAATCCGTGGATCACGTCCTGGTGCTGTGTGCCCGGGCGGAACTCCACGCGCGCGCCGGGGAAGTTTTCCGACAGGTCGGCGTTCTGGATCGGCGTGCCGTCCAGATATACTCGCTGCCGCAATTCGCTGGCGCTGGTAATACTTTCGAATTCCCCTTCCCCTAGCGCAAGCAAGATGCGGATTTTAGCCAGGGAATGCAGGCTATCCGGCGTTTCCTGCGGGGTGTGCTGTTTGCCGCCGCCGCCTTTATGCCCTGTGACGTCGTAGATAATCGTCATTCGTTCAAGTCCTCGGTTACGATTCCGGCTGAAATAATAGCGCCGCCGATCTCACGTTCACCCCATAATACACCAAGTGCCGTTCCTTGCGCGGTCGTGTTTACCGGTCCGCCGAACGCGTACGACGCCTTGTTATCCACGTCCTGCCGTGTCTGCAATCCTTTCGGTTGCGGCGACAGTAATTGCATAACGCCACCCAGCGCCATCGACATCCCGAACGAAAACGTCGCTGCACCGATAGAGGCCGCGGTCGCCGCTGAAGCTCCGAAAGCGGCAGTCGCAAGCCCGCCGGTATAGAACGACGCCACTACGATCGCGACACCCGCCAGCAATTGGCCCAGCCCCCTTTTTGCACCGGTCATAACCGGCGCGATGGTAATGACGCGGTTGCCGTGGAACTCGCCTAGCTCATCATAGCCGGTCATTGTGTGGTTGCCTTTGCGCACCTTGAACATCATGTTGTCCAGGTGGGCCGACATTAAAAAGTCCTGTAGGCCTGGCAACTTCACACACAGGCCGGTGATACCCTCGCCCGGCGTGAAGCAGTCCAGCTTATGCACTTTACCGAAACGACGTCCTAAGACGCCGTATAGTTTAAAGGTGGTCATTGCCATTCTGTGATATCCCCCGGTAGGTCTTTATGACGTACCCATTTAACCACATTGTCGCGGAAAAATCCCGCCCGGAAGGGGATCACGCTCGACAGGCTGCCGTAGATATGGTGTAGTAATTGGTTGCCCGGAAGGTAGATTCCGGCATGGTTAGGCACTGGCGCGCTAATCTGCATGATGACCATCGCCCCCGGCGTATTCTCCTCACACTCCCGGAAGCCAGCGCCATACCAATTGTCCATATACAGGTTTTCGCCTGTCTCCCACCAGTTGTACGGTACACGGAAGTCTGGCAGGTTTACGCCCTGCTTTTTATGCCAATCCATAACGAGGCCATAACAATCCGTAATTCCGAGAACAAATCGGCGACCTACCAGCGGCGGGTCTTCCGGGTCGATCTCGATAAAGTCGCCATATTCGTTAGTGATGGTCCAGACGACGCCGCTGCCGTTGCAGCCGTTAACGTCGCCCAATGACGGGGTTAACTCGCGCTGACCGGGGTGCGAGTGGACTACGCGCACGACGTCGCCCATATCCTCGGCATCCATCCAGGCCATATCGCTAATTGTAAACGCGTCTTTGCGCGAGCGCGCGCCGGTGGGGTCTTCGAAGACGTTCAGGCACGGGATAAACACTTGTTTGCGGCCCACCATGACGACCAGCCCGCACGCTTCTTCCGGCAGACATGCCGCAACGTGTGCGGCGATATCGCGTTTAACCTTCTTCGTTAGCATGACTACCCCTTAATTAATTTGGACCCTGGAAAACCGCCGAAGTCCAGCACCGCCGCTTTTGGGTCCGCGAGACCTTGTCCAAAACGAAGATAGCAGTCCGACAAGCATCCGCCGCATCGGTCCATATTCATCGATATGACTTCGTTTCCACGCTCGTCGTAGTATTTGATGCCCGGCTTAGCAAGGTTCCACGTGCAACCGTCCCCGCTGGCGTACTTCCCATTGAGCGCCCATTCGCACATGTTCATGATCTGGCGGCGGGGAACTACTTGCCCCTCCATATCCGCGGGGGAGGATAGTGCGAAGGTGATTTGCTTGCCTGGATTGCGCCCGACCTGTGAGTCGATGTAATACTCCTGGACACGTTTTTGCGTCGGGTCTGGATCCGACCCGTTATCCAGGAACTTCGCGAATGTGTCGATTATTTCAACCTTCGCGCCCAGTAGCTGGTCGTGATTCAGTGACAACCTGGTGATTATGCCGCCAATATCGACGATGGTCAGCTGCGGTTCTGCTGCCGTTGATGTGGAGAAGTTGAGGCCGGACAGGTCGAAGGGCCAAAATTCGAACTCCTGCCCGCCGAAGAAGATGGATTTAGGTTTTAGCTTGTCCTCGTCACCGCCTGCGGCGGCAATATCCTCGGCAGTGTGCGGAATAAAGCAGTAGTGAAAATAGTGATGGCCCGCGCCGATCGCGCCGTCGCCCGGCTCCACGTCCTGCGCGTCAATGTGAATCAGGCGAACGCGGCCCGATGGGTCAAAGCGCGTCGCCTCGCGATATAGTTTATTCATCTTACGAATCCAATAGCGGTCTTAAGGGTGGCGGACACCGTTGCCGTGTAGTGCCCGTTGTCAGTGTACGACAAGCTCGAACGCTCGACCACGAATAAACCTGTTTCGCCATCCGGGGCGGTGACGACAAACGGCTTGACGAAGTGCCCGCGAAGGAAGTTGTAAACCAGTTTAGGGTTGCACCACTTATCAGTAGTCAGCCCGATGAATTGCACGGGGAACTGTTTCGTTTCGGCGTTCGGGCCGTCCGCGATGTTCTGACCGTAACCGTTACCGAATTGCAATTCCTCGGACCGGAAAGCCAACTGCACGTCTCCGCCGCCTTGCAATTGCATGTGCCAGTAATAGGGCCATTCGTTTGACCGCGGGTCGTGCGCTTCGATTAGCTCATAAGCCGCACCGGCTTTTGTCGGACCTGCCCAGTTATCTTTCAGTGTAATGACCGTGTTCGAGTTGAATGCTGCAATTTTGCCGGTGTAGTCGTTGCCGTCGATGCGGGTAAATACGCGGACCTTCCCGATATCGCTCAAGAACGCCGTTCCCGCGCCCGTGACGGTCTTACTTCCCTTAGTTAATGTGATTGTACCTTGTGACATAAAAAAGCCCCCACGATGGATGTGAGGGCCATTTTATCATCGTTTGTAAAGTACACCACCCGGTTTCGTCGCTTTCACGATCTCGGCCTTCACCGCTTCGGTGATTTGCTTTCCGAACGCCTGCGCGGTGCGCGGGTCTGGTCCGCTAACACTGGTATCCGTCTTACCGGTCCCCATGTTAACGTTGGTCGTTACAATCATCCCTCCGCCTACACCGGCAGCGGCAACGCCCAGTTTGCCGTCCGGCCCGCGCTTCAGTGGCATGATGGCTTCGGGTCCGGCCTCCCCCATCAATCCTGCGCCCTTAGCGAACGCCTGGACGCCATAACTGAAAAAGGTGGGCTGGCTTACCACTTGCCCCGAATAGGCCGCTAGGTTGCCCCCTGCGTACGCTCCGCCGTCCGCATTCTTAGTGAGGCCGGAAAAGATAGCGCCGAACAATCCGTTTTTGCCGCCGTCGCCACCGAAAGCGCTAACGATGGACTTGAACGCCTGCGAGGTAGCCAGCTTTATTAATTCGCTCAGAATGGACTTAACCATATCTTTTGCGTTCAGCTTGCCAGTCTCGAAAAACTCGTTCATCGTGTCCTGCATAGCGCCGAACGTGAATTTTGTGAGTGACGCCATCTGCGTATAGCCGTTACCCATTTCATCCACGCTATCCTTAAGCCCACGGCTGAATCCATCCCATAGTGAGGCGTTAGCACCGGTCTGTGCTTCCTGCACTTCGCGCAGCTTAGACACCGCCAGATCAATATCGGTATCGTTAGCGCCCACCCGCTTCAGGCGGTCAATTAGCTGCAATTCTTCGCGCAGGTTAGCCGCTTCGCGAGTGGAAAGCGCATAGCCCGCCGCGGTTGCTTTTAGCTCGGCGTTCTGGTTCTTAACGAAGGCGTCGATCTGCGCGTGCGCCTTGACCTGCTTCTCTTTCGCGTCCAGCAATTTAGCTTCTTCTACGATCTGCTCGCGGACTTCCTTCACGCGCCCGAACTCGACTAATTGCTGCTTCTCTGCTGCCGTTAGTGCCCTTTCTTTGCTTGCGGCGATTAACTGCTCATTATCCGCGATCAGCTTGTTTAGGGCCGCTTGCGCGCGTTGCGTGCGGGTCTGCGTCGAGGAGTTGGCTTCGATCTGCTTTCCAGACTCACGAAGCTGTGCCAGTTCGCTTCGCGCGACTTCCAGCATTTTCAGCCCGGCATCGACTCGAATAGCGGCGGCCTTCTTCGGGGCGGGGTCTTTGTAACGCTTGTTTACCTGCTTCACCGCCTCGGCAAGCTCTTTCTCGTCAATCACGCCGCGCTTATTAAGCAAATTGAGGCGGGCGATCTCGTCGGCGCGCCTCTTCGCGTTGGTTGCGTACTCCTTCTCAAACGCAGCGCGGTCGCGGGCGGTGCGGTTTGCCTCTTCGTTCGACTTTGCTGCTTCATCCGCGGCGCGGGCGTTGTCACGCTCCGCACGGTTACGCAGGGTGAGCGACGCCACTACTTTTTCCTGGGCTACCAGTTCGCTATAAAGCATGTTAATACGTGCTTTCTGCGCCTCGGTCATTACCCCACCGGCAGCGTTTACCGCTTTCATCTCGGCATAATAGGCCGTAGTCATGCGCTGCAAGGATTCCCGCGCTTTCATCTCGGACTCATTCGAGGACTGCGCGCGACCCACATCCAGGATTGCATCCCACATAGATTTCGCTGCCGATGTGACGACGTTCATCGACCGCTCAAGCGTGCCCATGTTGGACTTAATATCGTTGGTCATAGTGGTGAACGACGCGGCTGCGGTTTTGTTAGCCAGCGCCACTGCTTCAGTCTCACGACCCATATCCACAAGCGACTGCACCTGCTGGATCTGCGCTTCGTTTACGACGTGATACTTATCCGCCAATGCTCGCAAGCCGCCTACCGGGTCGGTTGACAGCTTCGCCACCGCCGCGACCACATCCTCGATCGGCTGGCTGGATACCTTCGAAAAATCATTCACCACTTTCGCCAGCGTGCCGAAGTCTGCACCCGCTTTCACACCAGCCGCCGCCAGTGCCTGGATTGTGTCACGCGTTTTACGGAATGACCCGCCCATGCGCTCGGCGTTCTCGGATAGCACCAGGATCTGGTTTGCCGTTAGGCCGGAAATGTTACCTGACAGCGCCAGCGTCTTGTTAAGCGCTGCGACCTGGTTCTCTGCGCGGGACGTAATTGCCACGCCCACGCCTAACGTTGCCGTTACGGCGGCAAGGCCGATCCCTACTGGGCCGAGGAAGCCCGCAACAAAACGCAGCGTGTTACCCAGTCCGCCGAACGCCCCGGTAAGCTGTGGTAACTGCTGAAGCATAACGCGGTGCACCGGCATACCCATCTCAAGCGTAACTGCGATATCCTGTAACTGGAATGCGGCGTTACGCGAGGCAAAGCCCAGGTTTTTGGTCGACATGCCTAACCGGTTGGCAAGTCGCTCCTGTTTCGTCATGCCATCGGCGGCGCGCTGCGATTCGTTCGCCAGCTTTTCCATTCCTCCCGCGGCGTCACTCGTCACCTTTTTGGATTTGCCGAGGGTGTCGTTTAATTTCTTAACCTTGTTTTCTGTGTTCTCGGATTTCTGTGCGAAGGAGTCCAACACAGTATTTGCCGTTCTGATTTGTGCAACATCCGCCTTCAGCGTGATGCCTGCTGCTTGATCTGCCATTATGCAGTCCCCTTTTTTTTATGCAGTTGCCGATTGACATTGTATCAGCGAATTTCAAACAAACCTTATGCAGTCTCAGACGAGGGGGACCATTGACCCCCGTCTAGTCTGAAAGACTGGGGTTTGTCCCGCCTGTCCCGATCGGCTAAAAACCGCGGCAGCACTGGCTGGGGCGGGGTGCTGTCCCGCTTTGTCCCGCCCATTGTTTGTCCCGCTTTCTGTCCCGCTTACTTTATGCACGAAATCCGAATAGGTATGCACATTTACAGGGCGGGACAAAACGGGACGTCCCGCTTGTCCCGTTTTGAGTTTATGCAGTGGAAGTGAGTAGGTATGCAGTTTTGCAGGTGCGGGACAAAACGGGACGTCCCGCTTGTCCCGCTTCACTGTGCGGGGTTCTGCTGCGCCATCTCATCAAGCGCAATTCGTTCCATTAGCTTGATATCTTTAAACGCGCGCTGCTCGTTTTCGATACCGTGCATCTTAAATAACCACTCCAGCACGCCGTAGTCGATGCCGTATGCGCCACCAAATCCGGTGCGCCATTGCGTTGAGCAATCTGTGAAGACTGCGACTACCTTCGCGTTGTCGGGCCATAGCGCAACAGGCGGACAAACATCTTCGGGGGCCGCGCCCCATAAACTTGCGGCTAAATCTTCGGAGGGTGGCGGCGGGCCATAAAAGCGTCGCGCCGCCTCAATTAGTTTTTTTCACGCAATCCCATCAGTTCGAGATAGTACGACGTGTGGAACACACCGAACGCGCGTGGGTAGTTGACCACCAGGCGGCGGACGTTCTCCGCGTTGAATTCGTCTGGCAGATTCCAGCCTTCTGCGACGTGCATGATGGCCTCGACCATAACGTTAAAGCCGTCCGGGTCATTGTCGTCATATTCCGACAGCTTGCGTTCAGTGTCCTGCATGGTCTGCGAAAATTCGTCGATCGGGCGGTGGCGTACGGTAAACGTCATTTTGCCGGGTTCGGTCTCACCAGGGCGCGGGATCTCAATCGGCAGCTTAAAGGTTGGTTTAGGGTCAAGTGTGAAGAGTGGTGCTTTAGCCATTGTAGTATTCTCCAATAAAAAAAGGGCCGTGCTGGCCCCATATTAACACTCGCTATTTAAGCGACCAAATCAAGACAATGCCTCGACCAGATCCTTACGGTAGATAACCATATCAGACTGCATGGTCAGCGTGGATTGCACCGTTTCCACGTTGTTTACTTCAGCGGAAGGAATCTTCTGGAAAGATACCTTTGCCGGGTAAATACGGATCTCACCTTTGCCGCTTGCCGCTGCCGGGTTAGTGAACTTAATCACAGTGGTTTTCTGTGTGTCGTCCAGGTCTTCCAGGATTGGGCGGATCGGGTCTTCTTCGTCGTGGGTGAAGGTGTAAGTCTGCACAAACGGATTTTTCGTGGTGTTCAGACTGATCGCGGTGTTCACCTGCAACGGCTGGAAGGTAGTAGTCTGCTGGTCGCCACCAGACACGGCAACGTTAGTAATGAAAGGGAAGTCGATAAAGCTCGACACCTTCACCACTTCGCCCGGAGTGCCTACACCAAACGCGCCAGTAGGATATTTGGTCACGTCCGAGGTGTCGAAGCGCGCCAGCGTAACGTCGTTGGTAGCCACTTTACCCACGAGGAACGCGCGGTTCAGCGCACGGACCCACGGAGTTTTAGTGAACATTACCACGTCGCCAACCTTCAGGCCATGAGAAGCCGCGCAGGTGATAACGCAACCTTTCGTAAGATCAGAGATAGACGCGGCTGCGTTGGTAGCTGCCGTAACAGCGATGCCGCTGCCCAGTACGGACCCAATCTGGACGCTGGACCCGTTAGGAAGTTGATAACCCATAATGACGCTCCTGTTTAGATATACGGATTAATGATACCGCACGCATAGAATTGCGCCAAATCAGGCGCAACAGGTGTAGGGGACTGTGACCACGATGCGGGCACGATCAACATCCTCAATCACGGAACTGGTGTACGGCGCGTCCTGAAGCTGGAATGCAGCGCCAGTAAGCCTTACGGACTGCCACTTGTCAGACGTCGCGATGGCGTCAGCCAGTTCGCTCGCATACTGTGTGCCAGTACCCGCGGGAAATACCACAGCAACCTGATACACACCTGCATAGATCCGGCCCTTCTGCTGGAATCCCACAAACTGGGTCGGGGCCGGAAGCAGATACGGTTCCAAGTAGACACCGCTGCCGTTTGCGTGGTCGCCGCTCACGTTCTCCCAGTTAACCTTTATCGGGCGCGTGCTAGTGCTCAGGCTAACCGATAGCTCTTCGACAACGCTGTTAAGCGCCTTGCGGATTAGAGTATTGCTCATTATTTCACCTTCGAATTAATTTCAGCCGCTACTACACGAACAATCCCCGCGGGCGCTTGTTTACTCCAGCCATACTCAAGTCGCTGCGCATACGGCACATTGTTAGTAAACCAGATCGACCCGTATTCACCGGAATCGTAATGCGCCAGCACTTCACGCCCTGCGGCTAATGTTGCCGCTCCGGCCTTGTCCACGCGGTCAATAGCGCCGACAGCCGGGCGGTCGAACGTAACCTGCCAGTTTCCCCGGAAGCGTCCGCCGGTGTAATTCTTCGCAGCCCAGCCACGCTGGCGGAACGTGACGTTGCCGTTTTTAGTTTTGAATGATACAAGCACACTGGCGTGCTTCTTCTGCCCACGCTTCAGTTTGCCGCCGTTCTTGCGGCGCTGTGCGGCGTTCGCCTTGTTCGCGTGTTCGCGTGCAAGCGCGTAAGCCCTGTTAATTTTCCACCGGCGGGGGTCGCCCACCGGGGAGATCTCAATAAGGCGTCCGAGTATTTGCATACCGTACGCCCGCACCGCCTTGTCGTTGTTCTCCTTCGTCTTATCCACCCACGTAGCAATAGTGGCGGCGAATGAGTAGACTTCAGCCACGTTAGCCCCTTAGCTGTAGTTGAAACAGCATGGTAGTGCCCGCCGGTTGCAGTGGGTTAGGGTTGACGACCCGGTAGTCAGTGCCGTCCAGGTTAACCAGGTCTCCCACCCGCAATTGCTCAACCGCCCGACATAAAAACTTCACATCACCGGCAACGATACGCGTTCCGTCGATCTCGCTAGGCTTGTACTCCTCGCGAAGACCGATGACGTCAAACGACGTTGGCGGGATTACCACTTCGTCGCCGTCTACGCGGTCAACCGATCCCGGACGCGCAACCGTAACGGTCATGCCGAATTTATTAATCAGCTTATTCACTTTCCGCTTTAATCCTGCGTAATTAAAGCCCGCCATCTTCTTCACTCTCCTGTGCCGGTGGTACTGGTTCTGGCTCCGGTTGTTCTGGTTGCCGTTTAGTGTTGGCGGCGATTATCGCCGCGAGTAATGCAGGATTCATATTACCCCCTGAATACGTCGAAATTTCCTGCGGCGTTGCCGCCTGAATCAACCCAGTGCCCTAACAAGCCATCCCACCACGGAAACGACACCCCGCTACCAATCGACGCCGGGTCGTATTCCATCGTGATCGGGCCGACCGTTTCGCGGATAGTCTCTTTACCATCGCCGACCGGAGAAATATCGATCTCGTCCGCCACCAACAGCGCCAGCCGGTAAACAGCTTGCTCAACGGCAACGGGGATTGATGCAAAGTCTACGATTTTCCCGACAGGCACTACCGCCACGACTTCGGTTAGCGTGTCGCGCACCGGCTTCCCGTCCGATGGGTAGTTGATGCGGGGCCATGCGTCTATTCCTGTCTGGTCCGCCTGTTCGCCGATCCAGTTGATGCCGTTAAGGAAGTCATTAACGATGGTAAGGTGTCGCGTCGCATCGCCCAGCGTAATTTCAACGCCTCGCGCAGCGGCATAATCAACAAAGGTTTGCGGGTCGCCATACATCTTATTTGCTCCTATAAAAAAGGCGGGCATAAGCCCGCCCATTTGGGATGTGCGTAGATCAGGACGCTTTGGTCGCAGTCAGCGTAACCAGTACGCCCGCCGTTTCCTTGATGTGACGGGTCGGCACTTCCTGTGCGGCCTGGGTCTTACGACGGCCTTTAGTATCGCCATCACCAACAGCGCCAACATCCTGAACGGTTGCCGGTGCGTTGTCTACCTGGCCCTGATCCAGTTCCCAGTTAGCGGAAGTGGTGATATCGTCCAGTTTGAACGAGCGCACACCTTCGATCGGGGTACGAGCGGATGCCTTCAGACGATAGCCTTTAACCGCCACGTTGAAGTCGAACTCGCCCTGCCACCAGCGTTCGATGTTCTCGTTACCGCCTTTTTCCTGCGCCAGCATATCGAGGCCGTTGGTGGTAACTGCAACCGCGCCAGGGACCAGACCCAGCATTGTACCTGCACCCATAGCATCGGCAGCGGCATCGGAGATAATGAAACGACGTCCCAGGCCATCGCCCATTACCTGGAGATCGCCAATTGCGAATACCTGTTCGGCAGAAGGGAGCGCCTGGTACGCAATGAAGTTTGCCCAGGTAACGCCGTCCATAAACCAGGACTTAATCAAAGACGCCTGATCGCCGAACTTAGAAGCCGCCAGCGGGAAGTCTGCCAGGGTCGGGAAGGTACGACCGCCAACGCCGTCAACGCGCGCCGGTTGGGTGTATTTTGCCGCTGCGTTGCTTTCGATCGCCGCTTTACTTGCGCCGATACCCGCTTTCAGGTAATGCAGCATAATCGCTTGAGTAGCCTGTGCCGCGATCTCAGCCGCAACGCTGTTAACGTTGGTTTCGATCTTAGCCATCATGGCCTTCGTGATTGCTACCGGACCCACTTTCGCGGAAAGGTTAACCGAGTTGGTCAGCATACGCGCCAGCACTTTTGCGGTCGCCGGAGTACCTACAGGGGCGTAGGCGTTACGGTCGGTAACGAGGTTGGCTATCAAGCCTACGGACATTTTTTCTACAACATCCTTCAGCACTTCACCCGTACCGAGAACAACAGCGCCATTGGCGGCAGCGTTGAAAACGTTCAGGTTGTCGGGGATCATTTGCGTAACCGCGGTAACGAGTTTACGCTGGAACACTGTTAAAGACATATCGAAATCCTTTGAGTTGTGAGCATTCGCCCAGTGACGTTAATGTTACCTTAGATTTACGCGCTCGCAAAATTGCCCGCTTTCGCGGGCAATCTGCTTACTCGTCGTCGCCCATCTTAGCGATGATTTCACCCGCCTGTTTCGTAAGGTCAGTGATACCGAAGCTGTGGCCCATAGTGATTTTCGACTTCACATCTTCGACAACCTGCGTCGGTTTGCTAGGCGCGCCACCGGCTGGCGTGCCGGCCAGGACGGATGCAAAATCGGCGTTATTACGGAACTCTTTTTCAAGCTCTTCCATAGTCAGCGCGGACGGTTTGCCATCCTGCAAGACACGCACTTTCAAGCTGCCGTCTTCGCCGTCTTCCAGCGTCAGGCGGTCCATTACGTGGCGTTGCATGATGCCCGCATTCTTACCGAACAGCTTCGACGCCAGGTCTTTGGCAGCGCTGCCGATGGTTAGATCGTGGATCTGCTTGCGGTAGGCTTCGATTTTTCCCGATGTGTCTGCTTCGTGTTTCGCAAACTTATCCTTCCAGGACTTATCGATCGCTTCGAGGTCGCCATTTTTGCGCGCGGCGGCTTCCTCTTTCTCTTTCGCAAGGCGCTCAGCTTCGGCGCGGCGTTCGGCTTCTGCCTTCTTCTCGCTCACCAGCTTCGCGTTGTTGTCTTTCAGACCCTTGATTTCCGCCTGTACTTCTTCTGCGGTCATGAACGTTGATTTATACCCATCGCCATCGGCAACAAAAAGCGCCTTCATACCTTCCGGCAACGCGTCATATTCTGCTTTAGTAAGTTTCATGCTATCCCCCTGGGATTGTGGCAGAGCAGGCCACCCGCTCGACTTCACGCTTCTAATATTATCAGCGATAAAAATAATCGCAAAATTCGCTTGCAATCCGCGTATTGGTTGCATATATTGGTTGCACACCAACATGAGGATATGACAATGATTAAAGTTAACTATGCCGATCTTAAAGCCGCTATGATGTGCGCCGCAACTAATGACGTGCGGTACTATCTGAATGGTGTATTTTTCGACGAGAAAGGATTCATCGTGGCCACCGACGGTCATCGTTTGTTCTGCGGGTCCGCGGTTGTTCCCGGAGGTGAAAGTAAAATAGTAGCAATTAAAGGCCGCTTACCTACAAAATTCGAATACTGCAACATAGACGGCACATCCGCTGCGTTCTTTGATAGTAAAGACGTATTAATCGGTACCATACCCGTAGAGATCATAGACGGCAGATTCCCAGACTGGCGTCGTGTTACGTCTTTCGACAGCGCTAAAGTGGAGGCTATAGGGTTTGCCGGGGTATACCTGTCCGACGCCTGCAAAATTGCTAAATTGTTCGACCGTAAGTTTGATAGCTTAAAACTGGAATTTCAGGGAGTAGACAAGGCGACACGTGTGCTGTTCAAAGGCGGTGCCTTCCTTGTTATCATGCCGATGCGTTTGTAGCTAACAGAAAAAGGGGCCATCACGGCCCCCGAATTATTTTCTGCAACTCCAGCACTTGCGCCCGCAGCTTCGCGCCGCATTCCATATTTTTCACGTCAATCATCAAATCTTCGTCGGGGTCCGCGGACGGGTTATCGAACTTGCACGGCGGTCGCAGTGCCGACTCCGTTAGCGGCATCAACGGCACGTTGCTTGATCCGCACGCGCTCAGCATCAAAACTACAATCAGGGCGGTTAGGGCGCGTAACATATTTAACAACCTCTTTCGTGATAGTCCGGTATTCTACGTCGCGGGCTTGTTCGGCCTGCACGGAGCGCTCAATAACTTTAGTTTGCTGCCGTTGGGCTTCTGCTTGCGCTTCTTGCGCCGCCTCCGCCACTACGCCAGCGCGATAGGAGTCACCTAGCCAGAATCCTACCACCAGACCGATAACCAGTCCGATCGCTGCATATTTAATCACGCCATAGCCCCCTGTTTTTAAGCTGCGCAATAGTCATTAGTTCGCCAGTATCGGTGAACATCTTCGGCACTTTCACTCCGCGCATAATCTGGTCTGCGCGCTGCACCCCATATAATTCCTCCAGAATATGGCGCGGCTGGCGCTGCACCCAGGAGAAGAAATCAGTCTGCGCGTCGACCTGCTCACTCAGCAATCTGCCCGCTTCAGCCTTCAGTGCCGGACGCTTACCACTGGGCCAATCTTCCATACCTTTGACTTTCCACGTCTCCGTCGACCGGCAGCAATAATGCAGCTTGCCAGGGCCAGCGCCATATTGTGATCCCGCCACCACTTTCCCTCCGCGCCTTCCTTTGGTGTCGGGAGTAACATCAACCGGATAAAACAGGCGATCGCGTAGCTGGCACATGGGAGAAGTATGCGTGTCCAATGTAGCCAACCATTGGCGACCTTCGAGAATATCGTCATTAGCTTTTACCATTAATTCGCGGGCGGTCGCCGCATAGTGGTTGACCGCGGACTTAACAACGCTTGAGATTGCTTGCGCACTACGACCGCCTAGCGCGCGCCTCACATCCGCGATAATTTCCATCGTCGGCTTGCCCTGGATGAAGCCAGCGCGCACCTGATTACCGATCTGCGTCCTGGTCCACTCAGAGAGTGAGTCAGGCCATTGCATCATCGTATTACCCTGGAACGGGTTTTTCATAGCCGTCGCTGCGATCTGTGCACCGGTCACTACCCCAACCACCTCGACAGCCGGTACGGCGACCGCGGGCTGGATCGCTGCCGTTAATGTATCGGCAAGATAATCAGCCTCGGTGTCGGCGAACTCCTGAAGGCTTTCAGCCAGCGCCTTAAACTCGGTGCGCAGTTCCGTTTTGACGGTCTTGTCGAGTTGCGTCAACAGTGTGGTAAGCGCCTTGTTATTCATGGACTTTTTGCCATCAAGTAACTCGGTCAGCTTACCCAGTAAAGTGGGCCGGAACTTCTCCCACATAGCCAGCACCCTTCGCGCCTGGTCATTGCTCAGGCGCTGGGTGAAGATGTGACGGCGAATCATTCGATCCGCCATATATTGATTAATTGTCTTCGCCATTGTCCGCTACCTTGTCCGGGTCTTCTTCGGTAGATTCTACCGCATCAGGGGACATTTGAGGCAATGGATTCTGATTTCGCAATTCGTCTTCCACCTGCTCGACGGTTTGCGAGTCGTCGATGACGCCCTGCGCCATCATCCACTTGATGAAGTCAGCCAGTCGGACCGTGCCAGTCTGCACACCCGACATCATCGCGGTCATAAGCTGTGCATCAACCGTGATTTCGGTGTAGAACTTATTCAGCGTCACACGCTGGTCGGCGGTGTCGCCCGTGAATAGCTGGACGATTTGCAGCGCACGGTTGAAAGCCTTCTCAACGTTACCGGCAATAAGCGACAGGATACTGTTATCAGTCTGCGCATCATAGGCCGCCTCGGTTGCCGTCTTAGGTGCGGTCCCCTTCTCGACCAGGGCCGCGCCCAGTTTAGCCATTTGCAATTCGCGGCGCTCACACAGTGCAACAGACAAGTTGCGCTCCTCGGCCTGAATCAGTTTAGCGTCCATGTTCTGACCCAGAATGACGCCCTTAGTCGCACCGAGGGCAATGCCTCCCTTCAGGTTCTTGTCAGCCCATGATTGAGTCAAGCCCATTGCCACCAGGGTAGGTTGACCCACGATGTGCGCAATCTCGGCGACGTCCGCTTCGGCGTTGTAGTGCTTAATGTTGATGGATGCGATATCCGCCAGCGGAGCGGCGTCAGGCGTTGCGTTGTTGTCCACCGCACCACACCAGCAAAACGGAAGTTGTGTAAGCGCATTACCGGCGGCATCCACCAGCGGTACAAGGTCGGTGCGGGTAAATCCACGCGGCAAGTCCATTTGCACCTCGGACGTGTCCGCGTTGTAGTACCAGCGGCGGGCGTGTGCCGCACCGTTAATCATGCGAAGCTCGGTCCAGATTGTTACTTCGTGGTTTGCGAAGTCGTCCGGGTCTTCGGTGCTGATTTCGTCCGTTTCCTTCAGCACAATTAGCGTATCGACACCGTGGGTCTGCCGCCAGTTGATGATCTGTTCTGCCGTGTACAGGCGGATAAGCGGGCGGTGTGACGCCATCTCAGCGGCTGTCTGCGGCACTACGTTACCCAGTTCATCAAAATGCGCCTGGCGGTCGTAGTCGACCATAAAGCCCGCACGTCCCGATTGCAGCACTTCAGACATAGCACCGCGCAGGAGTTGCGGCAGCGGCATACCACTGCCGTCTACGTCGTCAATCAGGTCCGCCATCGCCCCGGAAAGGTCGAGACTTACCGGTTTAGCAAAGGCAACGCCTAACAGCGCGTTAAGTGTGCGGGCGGTGGCGTTCAGGAATACAGCGCGTTGCTTATACGCCTTATATCTCGCCCGTGCTTTCGGGTCAGTGTTGTCGCCACTGGCTGGGTGTGGAAGGTATAAGGGGCCGCACGCCTTCACGGCGCGCTCCCCTGCTACACAGTCACGGATCATTTTCCACTCTGGCGCGATGCGCGCATAGAGCGGGTGCTGGTTGTCAACGTTAACGGTCATGGTCGTTTCCTTAGTAGAAGTCTACAGTTGGAACAACGGCGACAGGACGAATCACTGGGAACAGGTGCGCAATTGGATAGCCAGCGGCATCGTTCATGTGGTCCACACCGGCGGTTTTATCCGGCTCGCCTTTCTTCAGGTCGTAAACCTGCTGTTCCAGACATTTCGCTAGTGTAGGGCATTTATCCAGGTTGACAAAATACTGGCGCACGCCCTTCGAGTTGCACATCATCGTATTCATCGCGATCAATCGGTCTTTCACAGGTGGGTTAACACTGTCATACTCCACCTCGAAGCCCGCGTCTTCCAGTTGCGCTATATCGGACGATGATGCGTTGACAGTCTTGCGAGACTTGCCGCTGCTATCCGGGTAAACGACAACACGACCGGCAGCACAATGATCGGGGTAGCGCTCCTCGATCGCCTCAATCATAGCCGGGGTATCGAACAGGTCCACGAATTCATCCACTGCGTGAATCTCGTCGCGGAACTCCTTGTTTTCGGTGATGCGCTGCCGTCTGACGTACACGACCGCCGCCATTTTCGTGACGTTAAAGTCCATACCGATAATCAGCGTGTCTTCCGGCTGCACTTCTTCGGTGCTGGCGTTATCCTCACGATTGAACATCTTGTATACCGCGCCCGACGTAAGGTTGACAAACATACCGTTCAGGTACGCATCAATCAGGTTAGCCGGGTACTGGCTGCGCAGAGTGTCGATAAAGTCAGCCGGTAAGTGGTGATTATCGGTAGTCTTCGCCCGGATCAAACGTTTCTGGCTATCCTTCTCCACTTCGAAAATCTGGTACATCGCCCGGAAGCCTTCAGGCGTGGATACGATGACGAACTGGCGTACCAAGCCAGCACGCAGACGACCAAGCAATTTGTGATATGCCGCCATCGCGACGTCTTGCTTCGTGGTGTCGAACTCGTCGGCAACAATCCATGCGGCGTTAACCCCGATAAGGCGGGTGTAGTTTTCCATTGACTCGCAGATTACGCGGGTCCATTTGCCTTTCACCAGAACGCTGTAGATCTTGTCCTGCTTATTGAACTTCCACCGGAAGCCCGCCTCGTCAAACGCCTTTTCCAATTCTGGATACATGATTTTAACCAGAAGTGGAATAGTCGGTTCTGTAACGATGCCATCATGACCAGGGTTCAGGGTTAAAAGCTGGATGACCTTTCGCGCCGCGACCCATGACTTGCCACCACCGAAGCCGGAGCACAGGCCGAGGATTTTAGTCTTCGTGTCGCGCAGTAGCTCCACCTGGTGAGGAAGGCAATCAGGCTGGTAAAGGCGGACGGCCTGTGCAACGCGTGTCGGGCGCGGCGGTCTGTTTCGCTTTGCGATCGCGCGTTCAAGGGCGCGATGTTCTGCCGCATAGTTACGCATTACTCACCCTGACCTTTGCCAGTAGGCTCCACAACGACGTCGCCGTTATCATCTTCGTCGTCATCCAGCGGTACATCGTCCCGGACGCCGTGGTTGGCTTTAAGCAGGAAGGTAGCGAAGCCCGCCGCGATGGTCACGCCGCCAGCTTCCATCAGGAACGTTTTCTGCAACTCCATAGCGTCCGCCATCGCCTCGGCGAACTCCTCATGTGCGCGCGCCCAGCGGTACAGGCAGGCGACGCCTACACCAATATCTGCGGCAAAGCGACCTAGAGTCGGCATCTTGTTGCGAGGGATTACCTGCGCAGCACCTTTGTCGGAGTAGTTGATTTGCCAGGCTACGGCATCGGCGAAATAGCGGCGAAGCTGGTCACAATACACGGTACGGTAGTCGGTAGGACGTCCACATTTGCCGCCTCTACGGCGCTTGCCGTATTCGATCTCCGGCCCGAGATTGGTGTGTTCTGTTTGCTCGCCTGGTTTACGGCGCGGGGTAACTGCTACTCGTCCGTCCAGTTTAGCGCGACGGCCTTTAACTTTAATTTCTGCCATGATATAAGCCCTTTTGTGCATATGCGCCGACCATCGGCAACATAGGAGACGGCCCTGCCATCTAAGGGGATTATAACAGGCACAAAAAAGCCCACCAAATCGGCGGGCTAGGAGGATTAAACGGGGCGACCGTAGTATCGGGTTAACATGCTTTCTACTTCGCGTATAGCGCCTTCTGTGTAGCGTATTTGCGATAGTATCTCGATCCGCTCGCTGATAGACATGCCTATCGCCGCTGCCGTTCGTTCGAATCGGCGCAAGCCTTCGAGTTGTTTGCGTAGTTCCTTCAGGCGGGTGGCCTGCGTGCTCATGAATACTTGTCTAATCATTTCAACATTTCCGGGCTAATGGTTAAGCGCGCTACTTCGCCGTAGTTGGCGCTGTAGGTGATTACGTTGGCACTGCGTCCGGACATCCAACCGCCGCGGCTGGCATATGCGTCTTTCGCTGCGAGGGTCCGGTGCTGTTCAACAATCATGTTGCGGGATTCAACAATCTTCTGGTGGTGCAAGTGGCCTACATGCGCGTAGCTGTACTCGCTGGCCCCGAAAGCCTGTCTGAATTTAGAAATCATAACGGTTTCGATGGCATCGAAGCGCGCTTTGTGCCCGTGGTGGAAGAACAGCGTGGTCTTGCCGTGCTGCACCATTTTGTACACGTCCGGGGACGTGTCCACATCGACACGAGGCTCGTTCTCGTACAGCGTATTGAACATTTCAGCCAGCCAAATCATACCAGACTCGTCATGATTCCCCTGGACGATTAGCAGTTTGACTTTGTGGTGTTTTTGCAGCGCCAGCTCCACCACGTTGCGCACCATGCGAATCATGTATCGTACCAGCTTCTGGTAGCGGGTATCTGCGTCCAGTACGTGACCGCTGGCAGGAGTGACGGCATCGAGGCTATCAAAGTGGGCCATATCACCGAGGATATTAATCACGGCAGTGCCTGCGTCCGGTGCGCGTGCGAAGGCTTCGACAAACCAGCGGTAGAACAGGTCTTCGGCAATCGCCATATCCCAGTCTTCGCCCGTCTCTTCGCCCCAGGCCAACATGCCCAGGTGGAAGTCGGACACGGTGTACAGGTTGAGTAGGTCAAGTGCCTGGATCGGGACTGGTGGGGCGCTTACTGGTGCTGCCGGTTTTATTTCGCTGTTCATACCCTCGACAACAGCGCGCATGGCTTCAAGCTGGCGCTCCTTGTCCTGCTCAGTGATAACCCACGACATGACTTCTTCGCCATTGCCGCGCACCAGGGCGGATACGCGCTTAACACCGAAGCCATCGGCAACGCGCTTACGGATTACGGCATCGTTACCGTGACCAATACCTTTCTTCGACAGGCGGGCTTTGCGCATGTAGACATTTCGGAGGGAAAGACCGTACCTCTTAGCAATATCTTTCGAGGTAGTGCCGGATTGCAACTCGGCGATCAATTGCTCGTCGGTGATTTTAGTTTGCGGGTGCATATTAATTCACTTCATGATTAAGGGACCGAAGACAATATACCACGGTCCCTATTGTGGCGTGTTATAGCAGTTCGCAAATAACCATACCGATAAATGCTGCGGTGGACCGGATGGCCAATACCCAAATATCATTACGTGCCATAGTGTAACTCCATCTCAGTGAAAGCGGCGCTTATGCCGTCGTTAGTTATCCATACACCGCGCGTATCGCTAAACTTGAATACTTCAGTCCAGTTCCCGTGCTCATTCATAACGTAATACTTATCGTCAATCAGGAAAACACCATATTCCAGATACTGGATTACGGCGCGCGTAGCGGATTCATGACAGATGACCGTGCAGATTAATTCAGGTTCCATAGTGTAATACTCCTCTCGTTGATTGGTCGCAGTATGGCGTATATGTTGGTTGCAAGTCAAGCAATAAAAAGCCCGGAATTAACCGGGCTTGTGGTTTTATCCTGCGGCTCCCGTTACGGTGAAGATGGCGGACGCCATCGCCCCGCCCCCATCGGATGCCACCCAGAAGATGTGGACGCCACCCTCCGTTCTTGCTGTGATTTCGCCGGTAGCCTGATTGATTTCCGCGCATTCTGGGTTTGCAGACACCCACTTCCCTACCTTGTTAGTTGCGTCGGATGGCAGGACGGCAACAGAAGCGGCGGCTTTCGCCCCAACTGCGGCTGACACTGGGGTGATGGTTATGGTCGCACTTGCCACTGGCTTACTTTCCGGCGGGCTAGGTAACTTCGCGTCGAAGACCCCAGCGCGGCTGATCGTATCCGCTACAATAGCGCGTGCGCCTGGGTCTTCGATTTTAGCCAGCGCAGCAAGCGCGTCGGCGTTATGATCAAGAATACTTTTTAACATACTGTGTTACCCCGTATTATGCTGCGTTACGTCCGATTCTCTCGGCAACGTCCCACTGCTTACCATCGAATAGCGCTTGCCTGCCGATTGCTCGACGGACCAGACCCTTGAGCACTTCCCCGCCTTGCTTGCGGAACTGCGGCAGAGTAGCACGGACCTTCGCCCAGTCACCCAGTCGCACTGCATCATCGAAGTCATTAGCGATATGGTCCGGTACGATCGGACCCTGACCTGCATTGATTACCAGATCCACCAGCGCGTCGAATTGCGCCTGGTTAATGCTCGGATGTGCGTATTTGTTCACCCAATCTTCCGCATACGCCACGTCACGCTTGAGTAGTTCCAGCGCTTCCGCGCGGGTAATGCTTCGAGGCGGGTTAGTGCCGGTGTGTCCATAACCCCAGGTGTACAGGCCGCGGGCCTGCTCTTTCTTAGTCGCGAAATACGGCACTGGGCTAAAAGCCTCCCATGCTGCCGTGAATCGCAGACCGTTGTCACTGAATCGCATGTTTTACCCCATTCAAAACAGCATTACGCAGCGTGCGCAATGCAAACAGCCAGATTAACGCGGTCCAGGTGGTATCAGATACGTCTCCTGTTTGCAGCAGTCCGATAATACAGACCATTGCCGTTAACAGATACAGCACCCGACCGAAAATGCCATCCTGGACGGACGGCGCATACACGTTAAACAGGGACGAAGCCCCGATGATAACAAACAACAGGACGGAGATAATCATTTTGCACCCCCCGGAAGTCGGAACGACGCAATAGTCCCCCTGATCCGGTCGGCGATTGGCATCCAGAAGATCGCAGTTACGAAGCCCAAACCGGCGACAGTGCGCTCACCCGACAAACCAGCCCACTCAGCGATAGCCGGTGCGCCAAATATGGCACACAGGAAGCCAACTACGATATATAAAACGAAGTTCAGCGGCCCTTTCGTAGCCTCGCCATGAATGCGTGCGCCTACGAAGCCGCCAGCCAGACATGCGATGGCAAATAGCCACTCGTTTATCTTATCCATAAAAAAGTCCCAGTAAGTTTTAGCTCACTGGGACTATATCACGCTTGCATAATTAATCGAAAATGGACCACTTGCCGACGCCTTTCCACTCCCACCCGGATGATCGAACGGCTTCGAATGTTCGACCGCCTATCATATCCCGATACCATAGCCACCACATGCGAAGCCGGGTTGGGTGTTCCGTGATGCCACGGCGCTTGTATATCTGGAATGTCATGCGGGTAATGCTGGCAGCTTCCACGGCAGGCCAAATCAGGAATACCCATATCGCGCCCAGCACTGCCTTGGTAAGGCATAGCCAACTGGCCAATCCAAACCAATATATAAAATCGTGTAACATCGTATCGCCCCCTCCGGTTTGCCAATATGGCGCGCCCATGCACGCGCCACGAAGTAATTGCGAAACACCCGACCGCCTATCTCAAAGCGGTTGTGCATCAGCGTATCACGGATAGTCGAACTCATTTCAGAATCACCGAGCGCGGGTCAATGGCGTTCATGCTGCCGTCACGTTCGACGCGGATGAATCCCACACCGTATTCCCGCGCCTGGCGCTGCGCATTCGTCACAGCATCAAAGCGATTGATGATTTCATGCGTCGCCCGTTTCATTTTCGCTTGCACCTGGGTCGCGTCGTAAGTCGCGCGCTCATGTGGCCGGCGGTTACGCAGGCAGTATTTGCGGCCCACGCGCTCGTAGTTGACCAGCCCGAAGTACATCATACCCCTCTGTATGTTACCCCCTACGCCGCCATTGCGGGTCTGCATACGCAGGCCGTTCCGGTAGGTGCGTTCCACGACCCACAGCTGCCCGTCGCGAACATCCCGCAGCACATCGCCGCGCTTGATATCGTGGGTTAGTACGTCAAAGTTTGCCGGTAGGTGGACCGTATCCTCCAGACACTCAAGGCCGCTGTGTATGTGGCGCAAGCGCACGCAGGTAGGAAGGGTCTGGATCGGTCTCATGATATAGCCGTCGGCTTTACGGCGGAATAGTAATTTCATTTGCGCAGTCTCCAGGTTGCTTTACGGCCTACGCGGGTGTAGTCCACCAGGCCAATCGTGTTAATAGTTTGCTGTTTGCCATCCGGGCGGGCAAGCAGTAGCGTGTGCTGCCGTTTGTCTTTCTCCCAAATACTAGCCGCAACCCATAGTTCGCCAGTGTGCTTGTCGCGCAGCACATCGCCACACCGGACGTTATGCTTGAAATAGTCGTATGCGCTCAGCATACCGATCGGCAGCGCCAGGCGGTCGTCGCCCAGTCCTAAGATGACGAACGCGCCGCGAACGTCGATAAGGTCATAAGTGGACCCCGATTGCTCGTGGCGTGCGGTTACTCGAATCATTTGCTCAGTCTCCAGTGTTTGCCTACCCGCTCAATGGCGGGCTTTCGGCGTAATGTAATACGGATCCCCATTGGTTGCAAGGAAGTCCGCACCCTGAAATCGTGTTGTGCTGCGAACTGGTGCAAGTAGCGAGTCTGCGTTAACGGCTTTACGTCGTCGCGATAGCACCAGAATACCGATTCGCCCTCAACCGCATTCTCAGCCCATATTCGTATGCAATGCAGGGGAATATGCCACGAAAGCTGTTTTGCGCGTCTGCGGCTCATTTTGGCCCCCTATTTCGCAAGCTGGGAGAATAGTTCGCGCTGGGCTTTAATCCGGGCGACGTTAGTCACTGCCGTTTCGCCGATACCGAAGCGATACGCCAGGCGTTCACGGGCAAATGCCAGCGCGTAAGCCCTGATAGCCGCGCGCAACGGCTCGGGGTCTTCCATGCCCGCGGTCGCATCCATGATCGCAAACCAGGTCGGAGCTACCAGGCGCTCCCACGGTGCTCTGCCGTGGGTATATCTCACTTCGACCGGTTTTGCCACCGCCATTGTGTAATTCCAGATTAACGCTCTCATTGTTCAGTCCTCATGTTGGTGTGCAACCAATATAGCAGGGTGCCAGGGCGGATGCAACCAATATTAATCACGCGCATGAAAAAGTTGATCGCTATCTGCTGTGACTGCAAACTGCGTTTTTCACTCCGCATAATGCAACCTGCATTGGTTGCCTAGTTCACCGGCGACCGCACTTCGCATCATGCTGCCGTGTATTTTGCAATCCCCGGATTTTATTCAGTCTCAGACGAGGGGGGCCACTGACCCCCGTCTAGTCTGAAAGACTGGGGTGCTGTCCCGCTGTCCCGCTCCTCTGGAAGCCGCGCCATCCGGGGCGGGACTGGGGTGCTGTCCCGCTTTGTCCCGCCCCTTGTTTGTCCCGCTTTTTGTCCCGCTTACTTTATGCAATAAAACTGCATAACTATTCACTATATCTACACTACACGGCAACCAATGCGACCAGCTAAAAACACTCAATCCGGCAACCAATGCTCGCACAAATTAATCGTTTAGCGATATGGGGATTCCCATATCGGCAACCAATGCGCGCAGAATTTAATCTTTTAAATCATCATCGGTCGCCGAAAGCGTGATGGGTATATTCGTTTTAATGACGATATTCGACGACCCATAGATGGCCCCGGTATGCGGATCGGTATAAAAACCGAGCACGCCGCGCTCGACCATATCGTCGATTGCCTTCGTCGATGTGCCGCCTTTCG